GGCCGGGCTTAGCTTTTTTGGCTTGCCCAGCCCTTTTGGACGCTCTTTGTCCCACACCTCGCCGCCCGCGGCGTATTGCGTGAAGTCAGTGTCGTCCCGGCGCGCCTTTTTGACGCCCTTGGGCATTTTGGAGGGGGCGATGGCCCCCATGCCGCGGCTCGCAATCATGCCGGCTCCTTAAATCAGCACTTGCCGCCGCGCTTCATGCCCTTGGACGAGCCTGCCATGACGATCTGCTTGCCCTTGGTCTTGCCCTTGGCAGCGATACCGTCGCGGCTGGGAGCAGCCGTACGCACTTTGCCCATGGGGGTACCCGAAACTTTTTTCTCTGTAGCCATGATGTCACCACCTTTTGAAAATTTGCGGCCCTTGTCCGCGTTGGAAAAATCTTTGCCCACAGATTGTGGGACTCCCGCTTTCTTCGCAAATGCCGGGCTGTGGGCCACGGCTTCCATGAAGTTGTGTTGTTTCTTGCTAGTTGATGGCACTGCGTTGCTCCCTCATGAACGTGTCCAGCTTTTCATCCAGCCGATCCAACCTGGCCAAGACCCGATTGATGTCGTTGTGGACGTCTGCCTTGGTCACGTAGTCGCGCGCGTGCTCCTCCCGAGTCTTGCTCAAGAGAACTTCCAGCCGCTTGATGTCCGAAGACTTCTCCTTCAATACCCACATGAGTATTGCGATGAGAAGAGATAGGACGCCGTTCCATAGATTTAGCAGTTCCATGCCCGTAAACTCTTGTTAATGCGGCTGTTCGGGTCCTTCTTGGCCTTCTCGCCGGTCAACTTTTTCTTCATGCCACTCATCCTGGCACAGAAAGAGTCGCGCCTTGAGCCGCCCTCGGGTTGAGGGGGCTTCAAGTTCATCCCTTGCTTTTTGGCAGAGGCTCGGCCCTTGGCGTTCAAGCCGCCGTTGGGGTTCTTGCCTTCCTTGCGTTGCCATGCAGGAGACTTAGCCATAGAAAGCCACCGCAGTAACGTTGGCGCCACAGGTGACGATCAAGCTGGTTGAGCACAACACGCCTTCGCCCGGGACAAACACGCTGGTGGTTGCCGCAGCTGCAATGGTGTATGTGAACAGCGTAGTCGCGCCGTCAAGAATGGCAATGGTCGTTGCTGCTGACGCGCTAAACGTCAGGCCTTTGAAGCGCGTACGCCCCGCGTACACAGTCGTTGCTGTGCTTGCAGGGCAGCTGGCGCCTTTGACGTCTGTTTGCATACCCATGCTGGGCTCCTATCAGACGTTCTGCTGGCCGTTGTACGGGTCAGTGACGTAGTAAATGATCACGCCGCCAACAGTGCCGGTACCGGCAGTGCCGCCCACAGCGTTCGTCACAGTGACGTTGCTGGTTGCGTTCAGGATGGTGCCCATGGTAGCGCCAGCGCCCGTGTCGCCAGGGGCAACGGAAGAAATGGCGGTAACAGCGGCGTCGTTCAGCAGGCCGTTGGCCGACCCGGTGTAGCCCAGGTCAATAGTGCCGGTGCCCAGATCGTTGATGATGACTTGCGTGACCACGGCGCCAGCGGGAAGAACCACGGTGGAGGTGTCAGTTGCAGAGGCTTGGACGTTGCCAGCGGTGCCGGCAGCGGGGATGTAGAAAGTCGCGGCCATAACGCCGGAACCACAGTAAGCAGCGCGCGTTTGATCGCCGCCGCCCGAACGCCAAATGCTTTGGGTAGTAGAGACTGCCATTTCGAATTGTCCTTCGTACAAAGATCAGCGTGTCAGTTGTGTACGCATCTGCCGGATCAGTCTGACACACCGGGAGTTCCGGTTTCTCGCAATATACAGCAAAAGAAAAGGGGGCACAAGGCCCCCTTCTCGATTTAGGCTCCAGGGGAGCCGAAGATACCCAGCGGGTCAGACACGCCGAACGAATAACGCTCGCGGGCCTTGTAGCGGACGTTGCCGGTGTCGAAGTCGCCGTCCATGCTGTTTTGCAGTGGGGTACGAACGAAGTGCTTCAAACCGTTGGGCACGTCGGTCAACAGGAACCAAGCGTTGGTGTCGGTCAAGAAGTGGTTCACGGTGTAGCCACCGGGGATAGAACCGTTGTTCTTGATGGCGTTGATGTCATTGTCGTTGGTACCAACGCGCAGCTCGGTTTCGAGCAGGCGGGTAGCGACGAACATCAGTGCCGGGGGCACGACCAACTTCTTGGGCTTGGCAGCGATCAGCAGGCCGCGTTCGTCCGTCCAACCAGCGATCTGAATCACGGCGTTTTCCAACGACGTTTCGTTCAGGTCAGCGCCGGTAGCGGGGCGGTTGCTGTTGGTGCCACCAGAGATCAAGGGGTGAGCCGTAGAACACAGAACTTGGCCGTCACCGTAGGTGGGGCCGCCGGTGAAGGCGTTGTTCAGGATGTAGGCACCCTTGACTTGCTTGGTGTAAGCCATACCACGAGCCAGGGCCTTGGTGTAGCGGCTGGAGAGGCTGTCATACAGGTTATCTTCCACGGCCTCTTCGGTGATGGAGAAGCCCATCGCGATGGTTTCGTGGGTGTAACGAGCAGTCCAAGCTTCTTGCGCATTGTCATAAGCAATGGCAGCGCCTTCGTTCTTCACCGGGGCGGCGGAGAAGCCAGACAGCTTGGTTTCCTCTTCAAAGCTACGCTCCGAGGTCTCGGTCTCGTAGATTTCCTTGTGCTCTTCGCCGTACTTGGCGTACTCAAGGCCGAACAGCGCGTTCAGGCCAGGGAGCAACTCTTTCAGCAGTTGTGCGCGTGAAATAGCCATTTATGACTCCTTAGACACCGGTGGTGCTGTTGTACTGATGAGTGTTGAGCTTCACCAGGATTTCGGGGTAACCCGTGGACGTCTGGGTCGCGGGGACCACATCAATCACGCGGATCGGCAAAGAGGCAGTGGTGTCTTCCGAACCAGCCAAAACAGACATGCTGGAGTCGCCGGTGGTGGTAGAACCGCCAGAGCCCAGGATCACAGACATGTTTGCGCCGCGAGCGGCGATGGTGGTGGTGCTGACAACAACGCTGGAACCGTCGGTCACGGCAACTTGGAACAGTGCCATGGGGTCATCGACGACGTAAGCAACAGCGCCGGTCACGACGGTGCCGTTCGGCCAGTATTGGCTGAAGGTAGGCTGACCGGTGGTCGGGTTGTTGTACGAACAGCCGACGAAAACGCCGACCATAGAGCCAGTGGTGGTGCCCGAAAAACGGGTAACGGTGCCCCCGGTAGCCAAGGTGACCAAGTCGCCGTAGTACATGCCGGCTGCGCCAGAAGCAATCGACAGTTGTCGAGTTGCGCCAGCGTAGGGCAGACCATCAATGCGGTTGATCGGCTTGAAGCCGTAGGGAGCGCTAACTGTGGGATAAGCCATGTTGAGACTCCAAAAAGTTTAAATACCTTTTCCAAAAGTGACCTTCGAAGACCGCTCTTTGAAAAGCGGCATCCGCGGGTCATTTTCGCGCATGTAGGTGTTGTCCACAGAGTTCATTTGAGCGTCCGCTTGTTGGCGGTAGTAGTCATTACGATCCTCAGTGAATTCCACCGGGGTTTTGCAAAGCAACAAGCCACCGATTTCAATTGAGTCCGGGAAGCGGGTAGCCCCACCGGCGATCATTGTGATTTCGGGATGCTCAGAAGCCTTGACAGGTTCCCAACCCTCGCGGAGTTTTGACGAAATGTTGATGGCGTCAGGATTGTTCAAAGTGCTCAAACGCACCCAGCGAAACACGTAGCCCGGCTCCGGGTTCGGATCAGGCAACAACTGCGGAGGTGCCCACTTGCGCGGACGGGCAGCTTTTTCGCGGGTTTCGAGCTCGCGGCTCGCGCGCTTGGATTGTCCAGTTTCTTCTGTCATTTTCATTTCCTCATTTCATCCGCAACCTTACGCGCATAGAGTTCCAAAGGAACGCCCAGGCGTTTGGCGATTTCGACCTGCGATTTGGTAAGTACGACTTTTCGAGGCGCAGTACTACGTGTTGCCGGTGCGACAACGTTTGATTTCTGGCGCTGAGGAGACGCATCAGCGGGCTTCTCTGATTCAAACGACTCAGGAAACCGATCCCGCATCTCCTTGTCAATCCGGGCAAAATACTCGGGCGACGTTGTGGAGACGTTTTCATTCTGTACCAAGTCTTCATGAACCGCCGCAGCGTAAGCAGTCATTTTGCGGTTGGTACCGAACCAGGGATTCCGCTCTTGCCATTCAGCAACCCGAGGGTCCCGCTGAGGGGCTGGAGCTTGTTGACGAGTTTGTACATCAACTTTTTCTTCTTGTAAAGGGGCCGGCTTAAAATTGTTGACTTTTTCTGCTTTGATTTTTGCAGAGGTCAACTCTTCTTGCGCGGCCACCAAGGCGTCAGAGTCGCCAGACTCATACGCATACTTGTACTTGCGCTTGGCCTCTTCGACCTCGTTCGCAACCACTTTCTTGGCTTGCTCCAGCAGGGCATTTTGGCCTTGAGACAGCGAGCCCTTGAGCTTCTTGTTCTCTTCAGCGATAGCCTGTGCAGCACGGATAGCTTCCTCGCGCTCGCGGAATGCCATTTCTTTGGCGCGCCGCTCTTCGTGGTAGCCCTTGGTGAAGTGCTGGATGCGCTTCTTGACACTCTCGTCGTACTTGTCCAACTCCTCGTCGGTCATTTCCTTGGGAGGGTCAGCCATAGGCTTGCGGTTGCGGTCTTCCGGCGGGGTGTCGTCAACCACCTCAATGTCCGGCTTGCCTTCGCCTTCTACTTCGAAGCCAGGCTCTTCCTTGGCTTCCACAACTTTGCCGCCCTTGCGGGGGTTGTCGTCGGTGTCCGGGAATTCAAATTCTGTTTTGTCCATGACGGCTCCTTACAGACGCGTGATGCCGCGCGGATCCTGGACCACAGCTTCCACCGAGTCATCATTGATGAGGCGGAACTCTTTGCCGTGAATCTTGATGCGGGTGCCGGTGTTGGGTCGCACAAGGACAAAGTCCCCCTGCTTGCATGACGGGCCGCTTGGGAACCGCTTCTCATCCTTGAACGCATCCGGGCCAAGCTTGACCACGAACAGCACAGGAGACAAAAGCTCTTCGTAATGCATGGTCTGCCCGGCCTTGACCAGGCCAGTGTCGCCATACTCCTCCTCAATGTCCGGCAGTACACACAAGATGTGGTACGTCGCCGGGTCTGGGACCTGCTTGGCTTTCTCTTCCGCCGAGGCGTTGAGAATGCCCGACAGGTCAACTGCCGCTACATCAAATTCAGTCATCTTCAAACTCTTTCAAACGTCGCACGAGGTCGCCCAGCTCTGACTGTGCGGTCTGGAGACCTCGGATGAATCCGCACAGTTCTCTGTAGTGAGCGAAGTCGCGTGCGCCTCCGTCACCCAGCAGTTCGATGATGTCTTTCTTACGTTGTTCGAGCTTTGAATCAACGTATTCGTATGCTTTTCGGTCCATCAATCCTCTTTAGGTTTTTTCGCCGGCTTTGTTTTCGGCTGGGCAGCGGCCTGGCGCGCGCTGTGGATGGCTTGCGCAGCGGAGAGATTTGCCTTTCGCTCCGCGTGGTCCATCTTTTGCGCGTGCACCTGGCCGCCGTGGGCCAGCTGTTGCTGGGCTTGTTGCTGCTGCATGGCTTGCTGTTGAGCCTGCTGCTGTTGAGCTGCTTGTGCTTTCATTGCCGCGATCTGCTGGTCCAGCTTCATGCGGGCCACCTCAAGCGCGTGAATCTCCTGGGCCTGCAACAGTTCTTGCTGCACGCGCATGGCTGCGATCTCGGGGTCTTCGCCAGTCTTGGCCGCGCCTTCGCGCGCCTTGAGTGCCAGCTCTTCTGACTTGATCTGCAAGTCGCCCAGGACCTTGAGCTGCTTGGTCTCGGCTTCTTGTTCCTTGATCTCCAGCTCTTTCATCTGAATCTGGATCATGGGGTCCTGCAACGCTTGCTGCGCCTGTTGCTGCTGTGCCTGGCCCTTGCTTTGAGCCAGCACTTGCTGTGCGGCCTTGGCCACCATGCGCGACAGCCCCACCTCCAGCTCCTCGGGCATCTCCTCGTCCGGCTTGGGCATGGGCAGGCCGAGCTGCTCCTCGACCTTTTTGCGGTACGCAAACGCCAGGTGCTCGCTCACGTGGGCCATGATGGCGGCTTGCATCTTCTGCGCCTCAGGGTTCTGCCCGATCTGCTGCATGAGCATGGGGTCCTGGAGCATGGCCATGTGCACAGCGATGTGCGCGTCGTGGTCCTGGTAGATAAACGCCTTGGTGGGCTTGCCTGTCAGGAAGGCCATGTTCTCCGACACAGGGTCGCGCGGCTTCATGTCGTCCTCGATCGGCACCAGCTTGTCAGCGTTCTTGATGCCCAGCACCTCGATCATCTGGCGGTGCAGCACGGGCAAGTCATAAATCTGAGGGGCGCCCTGGGCCAGCTGAATCACAGCTTGGTACTGCATGATCCGCTGCGCCATGGTGGCGCTGTTGGGATCGGACACCGGGATCACGTCCACCGAGTCATAGTCCGCCTGCTTGGCCATGCGGTCGCCGCTGGCGGGGTCAAACTCGTACTCTTTGGGGGCGTAGTCGCGGATGATGCCTTTGAGGAGCTTGAACTCCTGCTTCATGCTGTAGTGCACGCGCGCCTGCACGGCCGACATGGTCTTGAGCTGCCGTTCCAACAGGGCCAGCGTGGTACCCACCGGAGCATTCGCACTCATGTCCGACACGTTCATGTCGGCGATCGAGCCCAGGCGGCGCGCCTCGTCAGTGATCTTGTCCAACAACCCAGCCAGCACCTGGCTTGGTTCTTTGTATGGCAGCGCCATGATGTTGTCTTTGATCGAGCCGCTTGGCACATCAACATCACGGAACTCTCCAGGAGCGATCGGGGTGTCGTCACCCTTCACGCGCAGGCCGCGGGACTTCAGTCCTCCGGGAAGGTTAGACAGAGTACCAGCATCAATAAGCTGGCGAATGAGAGAAGTACCGGCTCTTGCATACCCACCGATAAGATGAATGTAGCCAAAACCGTAAGCGCCAAAACCAGGAACGTAGTCATACTGAACAAAGTGTTGTCGTTTGAGTTTCTTGGGATCGGCCTCGTCCCAGTTACGGCGGATGGCCAGGACCTTGTTGGTGCCCCGGTCGATGGTGATCACGTACGGCCGCGCGATCTCATCAGGGTCTTCGTAGCCCGGCAGGTCGTAGTCCAGGTGGACTTCGTAGACGTGATACCGGTCATCGTCAGTCAGGGAGTAACCTTGGTCTTCCGCTTTCTTCTTCTCGATGTCGGTGGTGAGCGTCATGGGCTCGCCCAGGTCGGCTTCTACGTAGAACCCAGCCACCGTCAGCTTGCGGATGTCATTCTTGGTTTTGCGCATCAGGTGCGCGACGCGCTCTGAGCTGCGCACGTTGGCCGCGCCGTACGGCATGATGAGCTCTTCAGCCGGCACAAAGATGGCGACCTGGCGCTCCAGGCTGGGGTCGTAATACACTTTTTTGAATGCTGCACCTGCCAGGCCCAGGTTGAACAGCATGCGCTCATGCTCGGGGCGATACTCAGTCATCACCTCGGTGAGCTGGTAGTTCATGTCGTCCCGAACACGCTCGGCGGCCTCTTCCTTGAGACGGTTGATCGCTCCAACAATTTCAGTTTTAACGGGGCCAGCGGCCGGGAACGTTTCAATAATCGTCTCGCTCTGAAAGCGGACAGCTGCTTCGGTAAGTAGCGTCGAAAATACACCACAAGCGCCGTTCCACGG